ACTATTATGCTTGTCGAAGATATGCGTTGTGGAGACTGGAGCTACAGAAATACAGGATTAAAGTCCGTAAAGAACGATGCTTTTGATTTAGAGTATAGCCCTAATATTTACTTGGGAACTGGAAATCTAGCAGTTGATGCATTAATTGCACCTTACAAGAACTTTAATATGCTGGTGATTTAAATGACATGTGTCGCTAAATCAGCATATACAATGACCGCAGACATTTATGTAGCATCTATTTCACAAAGCTCAACTACTGGATCTATTACAAGAACTTGGGTTTTTAATCAAACTATTCCGTGTCTTGCAAGAGGAATTGTTAGGGCTGGTCTTGGAGATAACTCAACCACAGTAAATATTGATGAGTTTTTAAAAGTAACAAATAGTTTAGTAAAAGTAAGGGCTGGAGTAACTTTAGACTCTACAGTAAAAGTAGCAAATATTAAAAACTCTGACGGTCTTGTTATTTGGAAAGAAAGTCCTTCAACTGGAGTTAATGGTTCAACCATATTTGAGCCTCGTGGAAGCACCCCAATAGCAGATCATCGTGGACATATTGTTGAGTATGAAACAATTTTAATGAGACCAGAAGTTCAAAAGTTAAATGGAGTTTAAATGTCTAGAATTGATTCCACAAAAATTGCTTCATTAACAAAAAAAACAAAATTTAAATCTGTTAGGACTGGAGAGCTATCTCAAAAAATAGCAGCAACTGCACACTTTCAGGCAGAGCTAATAAATAGGCTATCTAATGAAGAAAAAGTAAGAATACAAGAGTATGGATTACGACACATATCTAAATATTTTGAGTCTTATATAGATCACTTAGCAAGAGTAAATCCAACTAAATACCATCATATATATGAGCCTGGTCAATCTGGAGATCCAAGAGCAAGACTATTTAAGTCAAACGTAACCTCTGATAAAAATAAAGCAGTTTTACAATATAGTTTTTTGTCATCAAAAGTTCCTGGTGAAAGTGGTCAGGTATTTAAGTCTAAAGCACTTATCATGGAGTCTGGAACCCCAGTAACAATTACTCCAAAAAGAGCAAAGTCTTTAGTTTTTGAAGTTGACGGAGAGCTTGTTTTTTCAAAGCAAAGCTATGTTGCAAACCCTGGAGGCGTAGCAGTACAAAATTCCTTTACTGAAACCTTTAATCAATTTATGTCATCTAGAGCAAACGAGGTCCTTATTGACCTTGGATTTTATGAAAGAATAGAAAGAGCAATATTATCAGAAACAAAACTAGTACTTCGTAAGATTTCTAGTGGTACAATTTCAGGTATGGCTATGCAAGCAGCAGCATCTGCAGGAAAAATTTCTAAGAGGTCAAGATAATGGCACTAGAGCTTCCAATTCATATTATTAATAAGTATCTTTATAACAAGGCAATTGCTGGAACTCAAGAGATCCATGGTGTCTGGAACGTAAAATCATTCAATACCTCTCTTCCTAACGGAATTACCGATGGTTCAAGAATATTATTTTTAGAGGCTGGAAAAAGCATGGACCAAATGGTTGCCGACCTTAGGGTGGCAAATCCAAATACTCTATATCCTTCTACCTACATTATTTACGATACCATCTACCCTCCAATAAAAGGAACAATGTGGGCACTTGAAAAAGCACAAACTATATTCTATTTTGTAACAAGCTCTGAACAACAACAAGATATTGCCAACATTCAGTATGTAAAAAACTACATTTTTGACTTAGTAAAGAAATTTGACGAGTCTGCTCAGGAAATCAATAACTCAGCACAAGCAAGCAATAATATTAGATTTAAGTATATTAGAGCAGACCAGGAAAGTCCAGATTTAGACTTCCTTGGAGATAGAGCAGAAGATGACAGAAAAATTTCCAGCCTTATCCTGACGTATGAGTATACTAAATCATAAGTATGGTCATGGTACTATTATCTTGAGGAAACGCTGAAAAGCTAAAAAAATTTATTTTGGCAGGAGGTGTAAATAAATAAATGTCTTATAGTGCAAAAAATATTATCGTAGGTGCTGGTGTCCTTTACATTGGTAAAGATGCTGGCGTAATCTATGACGAAACAGATATCGCAAAGTCACCAAACACATTAGCTTCAACAGGAAACGCTGATACTTTCACAGATCCTGCTAAGGTTGATGATACTAAGTGGAGACACGTTGGCTATACTTCAGAAGGTGCAGAAATGTCCTTTGAACCAGATTACGGTGAAGTACAGGTAGATCAGCTTCTTGACGTAGCAAAGATCTTCAAGCAAGGTCAGCGTGTTATGTTGAATACAACATTCACAGAAGCAACTCTAGAGAACTTTCTTGTTACCATTGGTGGCAAAGACGGTGACAAAACAGGTGGATCTAATGGAAACAACGGTGCTCAAGAAACAGTCTTCCTAAATGGTGGTGCTCTTGGATACTCTCCAGTAGAAAGATCAGTTCTTGTAGTTGGTCCTGGACCAGATTCAAAGACCGCAGTAGGTGGTGTTGCAGCTGGAAAGAAGGTAGAGCGTCTTTACGTTGGATACCGAGCCCTTTCTATGGAAACTGTTACAGTTGGTATTAGAAGAAATGAAGCTACAGTATTCCCTGTATCTTTCCGTCTTCTTCCTGCCTCTGAATCAGAGTACAACGCTCCAGATGGCAATCAGACTTATGGCAAGGTAATTGACCGTGTATACGGAACAGCCTAAGTTATAATTTAATAGGTTTAAGGTGGGTCTTAGGACCCACCTTATTCCATTTGTATGAGAAATACTATATAATTAAAAGGAATCACACAGGAGGAAATTGTGGCAACAAAAATCTATGAAAGTATCGACCTAGAACTACTAGACGGTACTGAAGTAACAATTAAACCATTAAATATTAAAAACTTAAGAGAAGTAATGAAGGTATGGGCAACTGCAACTTCAGCAGAAACAGAAGATGAGTTTCTTAGTGTTTTGCTAGAATGCACAAAAATTGCATTTAAGCAGTACCATCCAGTATTGGCAGATGATCCAGAAAAGCTAGAAGATGCTCTGGACCTTCAGACAATGTATAAAATTCTAGAGGTAGCAGCAGACATTAGGTTGAACGACCCAAACCTGCTAGCAGCAGCTCAGGAACTAGTTGGTCAGAACTAGACCTAGCTGCTCTAGAATCAGAAGTTTTCCTTTTAGGTCACTGGAAGGATTATGAAGAACTAGAAAGTTCTCTTTCTATGCCTGAACTTGTGGCAACACTTGAGGCTATTTACAAGAAAGACGAACGAAGTCAAAAGTTTTTTGCTGCATTGCAGGGAGTTAAACTTGACGAAGGTTCTTCTGGAAGACCTGGAAGTGATGCTCCAGCGTCTTACCAAGAAATTCAAGCGAGGGCAATGAAGAAATTGACAGGTAGTGATGAAGCAGCTAGAGCCATGGAATATGGCTTTACCTCAGACGTTGGAATGTCATACTCATTGATAGGTGAAGATTAGTGTCAGACGTTAGGTCTACTTTTAGTTATGATGCAAATTTTGGTCCTGCCCAAACACAAATTAGATCACTTGTAAAAGACATTACTGTACTTAATGCTGCTTTCAAGTCGCTTGATAATGAAGCCAATAAGGTAAGAAATGCTCGTGCAGGTTCTTTTATGTCCAGTCTTGGAAATGTTGGTGGGTTCAATGCTCAAATTGTTGACCTTACAAGTGACGTAGAAAGATTTGGAAAAGCCCTTCAAAAAAATCAGTTAACCCTTCGTCAATATTACAAAGAAGCAGCACAGGCTTATAAAAAGAATAGCATGGCTAGAAGGCTTGCTGAAGATGAAGTAAGAAGAGCACAGTCTCAACTTATTGGAATGGGACAAAATAAGGGTGGTCGTCAGCAAGGAATGCTGGTCACTCCTCTTACAATTGATACCAGCGATATTAATACAAAAATGGCTATTAGCCAAAAACAATTTTCCATCTTCAATAAACTTGTAAACGATGGTGCAACACAACTTATTAACTGGGGTAAAAATACTCAGTGGGCTGGTCGTCAGCTTACTGTTGGTCTTACAGTTCCATTAACAATTTTTGGTGCAGCAGTGTCTAAAACATTTAGAGAAGTAGACAAAGAGCTCACAAGATTTGCAAAGGTTTATGGATCAGACCTTGTTGGTGCAAATCAACAAGCAACAAATACAATGAGATCCCAAGTTGAGCAACTATCAAAAGACTTTGCTGGTAAATATGGTATTGCAGCAAAAGAAACAGCAGGTCTGGCAGCAGACTTAGCAGCAACTGGACTAGAAGGACAAAAACTTTTAGACTCAGTTGCACAGACAACACGCCTAGCCGTACTTGGTGAGGTTGATAGACAAGAAGCAATGAAGGCAACCCTCGCACTTCAAGGTGCTTTTAATATGAGTACAACTGAGTTAGCAGAATCAATTAACTTCCTTAACGCTGTTGAAAACCAAACATCCGCATCACTCCAAGACTTAACTGAAGCAATACCTCGTGTTGGTCCAGTTATTAATTCTCTTGGTGGAGACGTTAAAGACTTAGCGGTTCTACTCGTAGCAATGAAAGAGGGAGGCGTGAATGCAGCCGAAGGTGCAAATGCTATCAAGTCTGGTCTCGCCTCCCTTATCAACCCAACAAGACAGGCATCAGAGACAGCAAAGCAATACGGAATTGATCTTGACGGAATTGTAAAAGCAAATAAGGGAAAGCTTATGCCAACAATTATGGCTTTTCAAGAAGCATTGTCTGGACTGGATGAATTTGCAAAAGCACAAATTATTGAACAGCTTTTTGGTAAGTATCAGTTTGCAAGAATTTCTGCATTATTTGATAACTTAAATGCTTCAGGATCACAGACCGTAGAAGTACTAAAACTTATGGGAGCCTCTTCACAAGATCTTGCAAAGATTGCAAATGGTGAAATTAGAACTCTTACAGAGTCTTCTTCAATGCGTTTCCAAAGATCCATGGAGGCTATTAAGGCTTCTCTGATCCCAGTTGGTCAAGTTCTTACAGATTCCGTTATACCATTCCTTGAAAAAACAGCAAATCTTATTCAAATGCTTGTTGAGTATGCAAGTAATCTACCAGGACCAGTTAAAAGCTTTTTAAAGGTTGCAACAGGATTTACACTAGTTGCAGGTCCTTTGATTATGCTTGCTGGTGTATTTGGAAACTTTCTTGGATACATAACTAAGTCTGCAATGTCTATTACTAAGCTTGGTGCTGCACTTGCAGGACTAAGGACAGAAAAATTTGAAATGTTAGACGACACACAGCTTGCAGCATCCAAGGCTTCAGACGTACTTACAAGTGGATACAATAATCAAAGATCGTCCCTTGATAAGTTAAATATAGCTATGGAAGCATATCTTGCAAATTTAAGAGAAGAAGTTACATTAAGTGGTCAATTATTTGTACCTGGAACAAAAACTTCTGGAAGAGGACCAAAGGGTGGTAAGAAAGCAAAACTTGCAGAAGGTGGTCAACCTTATGTTCCTGGAAGTGGAGATGGAGATAAGGTACCAGCACTTCTTGAGCCTGGAGAGTTTGTAGTAAATAAAAAAGCTGCAGCAAAATATGGTCCACTTCTAGAAGACATTAATTTTAATAGATCACCAAGATTCCAAAAGGGTGGTCATTCTGGACCAGGATCAAACCTTACTGATTTTATTAGACTTCAAAAAGGTGGAAGTACAGAAAAGCTTGCAAATAAAACTATTTTAAGAATTAGAAAAAATTCAGTTAGTGATCAAAAAGCTCAAGCACTTGAATCATTTGTTTTAAGAGGAATGGATAAGTATAAAGATAGTCCTTCTGAATTTAAAAAATTTATTGCATCACTAACTGCAGAGTTAGAAGCTCTTGACAAGCAAGGTAAAAAATATAATACAAGAGCCGTTCTTGGTGAGCCAGCTAAACAATGGGTACTTGATTCTGGAGTTAGCAGAGCAAGACCATCAAGACAAAGACCTGATTCCTTGGGAGCTCCTTCAGAAATTCAAGCAGAAAGAAAAAAACAAAAAGTTTCAGAAAAAGAAGATGCTGCTTTTAAAGAATTAAAAAAGAATCAAAAATCTCTTGGTATAAGTGATAGACTTGTTGCACAAATGGCAAAAATAAACGCCACTCACTTAACTCCAGAAATTGATCCAATAACTGGACAGAAAATATACAGAATGACAAACACGGCTTGGATACCTGCTGCAGAAAATATAGGTCTTCAGTATTTAATGCGTGAAAGAAATAAAATTGAATTTGAAAAAGCTTTAACTCAGGCTGCTTCGGAACTAAAGGGTGTTCCAGTAGCTGAAAAAAGAAAATATATAGAAGAAATTTTAAATGGAAAACATCCAATATCTGGTAAGCAAAGAGAGATGTTTTTAAATGCTATGGGGATTGCCTCTAGAAATAATAAAGTTTCTACTGGTGCAAGGTCTTGGGCTGCAGCAGCTGCTTTGTTAAAATACACTCCAGAAGGAACAATTGCATCAAAGGCAGACAAAATACAAGATCCAATAACTGGAGAAATGAAAGAAAACGATACACCATATGCCAGAAAAACTGGAGTCCCTAAATCTCCAAGAAAAGTAACTGGTGGAAGCCCAACCAAGCAACAAAGAGAAAATCATCCTCCTACAAGAAGAGCAAAGACAAAGGGTGGAGTAGTTAATGTTGCAAGTAATGAAACCCTAGCGGTTACTGATTATGTAGATGCAAAAATGGCTGAAGATGGAATTAGAGATGGGCAAGATATTAAGGCTCAAAAGAAAGCCATTAGAGGACAAAAGGCAGGTGCTATTGGCGGTTTAGCTATGACTGCAGCATTTACACTTCCTGCAATTACTGGAACTAATGAGGCACTTAATGGTCTTACAAATAATCTTCTTATTGCATCATCTGCAATTTCTGCATTTGCTACAATTGCACAGGTTCGTGGAATTGGTGGCGGAGGCATGGGAATGGGTGCTAAAGCCAGAAACTTAAAAAATGCATCTATGGCATATCGTGGTGTTGCACCACAAAGAATTCCAGTAGGAATGGAAGGTGCTGGTCGTTCTTTAAGTAGGGAGGCTGGTATTGCACAGGCAAAACAACAGGTTGGTGCTGGAAGGGTTATGGGTGCAGTAGCAACTAAAGCTGGAGGAGCTGGCAAGGGTGCTGCTCTTGCTAGAGGTGCTCTATCAACAGTGGGTCTTTTGGGTGGTCCAGTTGGAATTGCTCTAGTTGCAGCAATTGCTCTTGGAACTGCTGCCTTCGTTGCATATCAAAAAGCAATTAATAATGCTCGTAAAGAAGGTGCATCTTTATTTGCAGAGCAAACAAAAGCTGCAGAGTATTATGGAATTGAACTTAAAACTATTAATTCAGCAATGTTGGAAAATGCAAAAATTGCAAAAGATATGGGATTTGCAGCTGCAGGAGCAGCAGTTACTGTAGATCCAGAATTAAAGAAAGCAATTTTAGAACAAGAAGAAAATAAAAAACTTGTTGAGCAACTTAAAGAATCTAGTGATCCAGCTTCAATATTCCTTGGACAATATGGAAAAATGTTGCAGCAAGGATTTAATCCAGAGCAAGCCAAAGAAGTTCTTTCTGTTTTAGCACAAGCTAGTGGTCAAATGGGAGGGCTTACTCGTGTTAGCAGTCAGATAAATGGAATTACAACACCAGAGCAAGCAACCGCAGCAATTGGAGAATCATTTACAAGTAATATTGGGTCTTTATTTGGAGATAACAGCACCATATGGGACACTGAGTTAGCAAATGCTGAAGGTAGATTTGGAGAATTAATAAAGGCTGGTCTTACATCATCAGATTTAAGTGAAGGATTTAAAATTATTGAAGATGGCATTGCTGCTGCATATAAAGAAGGTGCATCTAAGGGGCTATCAGATAAAGATATTTCAGACACCTTAAATAAATCTTTTTCAACACAGCTAGAAGGTATGGGCTTTAAAGAAGGTGATGAAGTCTATGACACAATTAATAATTTAGGAGATAGTCTAGAAGATACTAGATTAAAAGCAGCATTGGTGCAAGCAACAGCAGCACAAATTGATTTGTCAAAATTTATTGAAGACCTAGATGTATCAAAAGCTAAAGCAGAAGAGCTATATCTTGTTTTAGCATCTACAGATGCACTTGCTTCAACTAATACACGAGCAATTGCAGATGCTCAACGTGTAATAGATGAGATTGATAAAGAAATTCAAGTAAGAACCGCATACTTTGATCAACTTGCAGTAAACAATGAAAATGCCCAAGCATCAGAAGAAGAGCGTACAAAAAATTTCCAAAAAAATATAGAAAAACGAAATAAGGCTATTCAAAAAGAAATTAAGGGAATTCAAAAAGCTGCAGACGAACAGATTAAAACAAAAGAAAAAGAAATTGATGCAATTGAGGAAAGTTCTGATAAATACTTAAAGGCACTTCAGTCACAAAAAGACGAGTCTTCTTTCTTAGCTAGCCAGCAACAAACAGCTTTGGGTGGACTTGGTGCCCTTGCAAGTGGAGACGTTATTGGATTCTTGCAAGCAAGAGATGAAATGGCTTCAGCTGCTCAGTCAAATGCTCAAGAAGAAGAAATTAAAAAAATTGAAGATCTTACAGATGCAAGAGTTACAGACATTGAAAAAACAATAGATGCAATTAAAGAAAAAGCAGATGCAGAAGTTGGAACACTTCAAGACCAACTTGAAAAGAATCAAGAGCTTATGGATAAAGAAGGAGAGCGTCATGAAAACAGAATGGCTGCTCTTCAAAAAGAAGCAATACAAATTCAAACAAATAAGTCTGCAGAAATTAAAGCATTTGATGATTCTAAGGCTGCACTTCAAGAATTTATAAACACTCCAGTTGGAGACAAGCTTGGAAAAGATTTAACTAAGTATGCTGAAGCAATATCAAACGTTGCTGCAAATATGCCAGCACACTCAAAAAATATTATGAATGACCTTGCAACATCATTTGGAAATAACTTCCAATCCGTCTTTGATGCAGAAGTGCAAAAATCTGCAGAAGAGTTTGGTGTAGATCCAACAGACCTAAAAACTTTGGTTCAAAAATCTTTACCTAAAAATGGAGGAAGTGGAGTAAAGGCATCGGATAGATTTGCAAAGGGTGGATATGTTAGCGGTCCAGGTACTGGAACATCAGACTCAATTTCTGCTCAACTTTCAAATGGAGAATACGTTGTTAAGGCTGACTCAGTTAAAAGAATTGGAAAAGATACACTAGACAGAATTAATGCTGGAACTGGAGGCATGATTACAAGAACTAGCACTACTGAGGGATATCGTGTTGGTGGAGGAGAGGCAATTACAGCAGCAGCAGCTTTTGCAGGTGGAGTTAAAACTGCAGTTAGTGCAATTACTTCAGCAAATGCTTTAGTAAAAGCAGCAGCAAGTGCAATGAATGAAGAGCCAGAAAATTCAGATGGTGGAGGAACTGGAAAGACAACATCTATTCCAGAACAACTTGGAAAAGTTGCAAGAATTCTTCGTGGAACCTACAAAGTATCTGCAAGAGGAACTTACCCAAGTGGAAACCCTCACAGTGCAAGATACGGCACTGCAATTGACTACGCTACTCCAACTGGAACTGGTGTTTATGCAATGGCAGGAGGAACTGCATCAAATCTTAATAAAGGAAATAGTTCCTTCGGAAAGTATGTAACAATCAAACATGCTGACGGAACAGAATCCCTATATGCTCACTTAGATTCACATGGTCAAGGAGGAACTGTTAATGCTGGAGACTTCATTGGTGAGACTGGAAACACTGGAAATTCCACAGGTCCTCACCTACACTTTGAATGGTCAGCACTTAAGAATGGATTTAATCCTCCAGGAATGAGAATTGGTGGAGAAACAATGTCTGATGGTCTTGCTAATCTACATAAGGGAGAGCTTGTTTTAACTAAGCCACTTACACAACAATTAAAAGATGGAATTGGAGAATTAAAATTTGGAATGCCATCAGCATCTGGTGTTTCTCCAATAGATAGTGGTACAATGGTATCTAGCAGTAACACCTACAACATCAGCGTTGATGCATCTGGTCCTTCAATGGATCCAAATAAGATTGCACAAAAAATTGTTACTGCTATTAGCAGAGAAGAAGATAGAAGAAGTTTTGGGAGGACTAGCTAGTGGCACAAGCATATTTAGATAAAACTTTTAGTAAGCCTTCTCTTATTATATTATCTACATCTAATCCAACAGCAGAGCTATCTAGTGGAACGCCAACAGGAAGATGGGACTTTGGTTCTGGACAAGTGCTTTACTTAACAGATGACAACAGGTCCGCTCTCTCTGTAACCCCACAAAGACTTGAGTCTAAAAGAAGAATGATTGATGGAACAATGCGTTCTGTTCACATTGCAGATAAAATGACTTTTAGCACTTCTTGGGAATCCCTTCCGTCTAGAAAAACTAGACCAACTCCAGCAAGTCCAGATGGTCTTTCAAATAAAATTACTTCAGATGGCTTTGGTGCAGGTCAAGATATTAAGGCTTGGTATGAAGCAAACTTTTCAGATTTTTGGATGCTATTAGTATATGATGCATCTGTATCAG